AGCTTGTTTGGCTGCAAATTTAGTAAATCCAAATATTAAGAAAATATATTTGTTTTGTGATGATAATAAACCAATTCCTATGCATAAAAAAATAGTAGGTATTAAAAGCATCTATCGACCTACATATAATATGTTTTTTACTGCGGTGAATAAGTTCTCCCATGAGTTTAGCATAATTGCTAATTCAGATATACATTTTGATGAATCTTTGGAGTACCTCAAATATTTAGATAGTGAAACTTGTTTTGCATTAACTCGTTGGGATGATACTTCAAAAGGACATGTTTTTTATAATCGTTGGGACAGTCAAGATGCTTGGATATTCAAAGGACCAGTTAAAGAAGTTAATGCTTGTTTTGAATCTGGTAGATTAGGGTGTGATAATCGACTTGCCCATGAATTAAGACAAGCTGGTTATCGAGTATTTAATCCATCTAAAACAATAAAAGCTATTCACCTACATTCGGAAATAAGAACAGAAAATAGCAATCATGACAAATCAAAAACAATTCCTCCACCGTATGAATATATTCTTCCTATGGAGTTAGTTCCTTTCATGAGTATTGTTACCAGACATTATTATAAACGACCAAATATGTTCAAAAGTTGTTGTGAAAGTGTTAAGGCACAAATTTGTAATGATTATGAGCATGTGATTATTACGGATAATGAAGGTATAGGTTCTCTTGGTGCTAATGGGTTATTTGAAAAAAATAAAGATTTGATTACTGGTTCATATGTGTTTATTTTGGATGATGATGATTTACTGACAAGCAATGAATTTGTTGGAGATATTCGAAAGATAGTATTGGAATATAATCCTAAAATGATTTTTGTTCGAATGATGATCAATGATGAATTATACCCAACAGAAATGAATTGGAAGCAATCTAAATTACATCAAAATCATGTTGGTTCATTTAATGTAATTATTCGAAAGGATATTTGGAAGGAAAATATACATAATTTTTCCACAATACAAACGGGTGATTTTCAATTCATTAATTCTGTTTTTAAAAAATTATCTCCTTTAGAAATATATTGGCAGGATAAAATTTATGGAAGAACGGGGAAAGTAAGTCATGGTGCTCCTGAATGATGCTGTTACTGGTGTGGTAGTTACTTACAATTCAAAAGACTTGATTAAAACGGCCTATGAATCTGTTCGAAATTTTCATCCGGAAATGAAAATAATAATTGTTGATGGTTCAAATAAAAATGACTCTTGCTATGCTTATGTTAAATCTTTGGAAAGTCATTATACATTTCCTTTTCAAGTGGAGTATAATATAGGTCATGGTAGAGGAATGTGTGCTGGTTTGTATTATGTGGATACTCCTTACGTTTTGTTTTTTGATTCTGATATTAGGATGCTTAAATCTCCAATTATTTCAATGATAAATATGTTTGAGAAAGATACATTTGGAGTGGGTTATATTGAAAAGACAGGATTTGATGGTTATGAGTTTGGTGTTCATCCACAACATAAACAAGAGGGCTGGGTTCCTTATTTGCATCCATATTTCCAATTAGTGAGTGTTGATAATTATTATAAATTTCATCCATATATTCATCATGGAGCACCATGCATATTCACAATGGTGGATATTTATAAAAAAGGATTATCAGATAAGATTTTAAAAGAGTTCAATGGTCTTGGACATTCGTCTGGGAAAGGATTTACTTGGACAGGAATGCCAAGAGAATATATACAACACGATGTTGCTGGTACAAGAAAAATAAATAAGATTCAAAAAAATATTGAAATTGAAGGAGTGTGGGAACGATGATAACTTGTATAACACCCACGGGTGATCGACCTAAAGCTTTTGAATTGACACGAAGATGGATGTTTTCCCAAACTAGAAAACCCGATCAATGGATTGTGATTGATGACGGTAAAATTCCTATGCCCAAAGAATTGCAATCGGATTTAGAATATGTTCGAAGAGAACCAAAAGATGGTGAAGGCCATACTCTCGTTTTGAATATGAAAGAGGCTGTTAAGCATATTAAAGGGGATATGATATTAATCATTGAAGATGATGATTGGTATGGTCCCAAGTACATCGAAACGATGGAAAGTAAGTTACAAATTTATGATCTTGTCGGAGAGATGCTTGCCAGATATTATCATTTAGTAGCAATGAAGTATCGGAGAATAGGCAACACACAACACGCAAGTTTTTGTCAGACAGGATTTACAAAAAGACTTTTGTCCACATTCATTTCTTGTTTAGATGGTGATCCTTATATTGATGCTCGTTTATGGGCTGCTGTAAAAGAAAATAAATTTTTAATTAATGATGGTAATGATGAATTGAAATTACATTGCTCATTAAAAGGTTTGCGGGGAAGAAAAGGAATAGGTTCAGGACATGACGTTAATGCAGGTTATTATAATGTCGATGTGGGTTTATCTTATTTAATAAAATGGGTAGGCGAAGAAAATGCCCGTATTTATATAAATCATGTGGGTCAAAGTTTTGAAAGTGCTAAGTTGATAGGTATTGATAAGAAAGGACATAAACCCACAACCACTCCTATTGTAACGGTTGAAAAAGAACGGCCTGTTGATGAGAAAATAACGGTAATCACATGCACAGGTGATAGACCTGAAGTTTTTGAATTATGCAAAAGATGGATGAACAATCAAACTCGAAAACCTGATCAGTGGATTGTTGTTGATGATGGCAAAGTTCCTCTTAAAGTAACAAAAGAATTTGAATACTATAGACGAGTTCCTTCTGAAACTGATTATCTGCATACATTGTGTTTAAATTTATTACGGGCTTTGCCTAATATTAGACACAATAAAATTATTTTGATGGAAGATGATGATTGGTATCATCCCACATATATTGATTATATGGACAATCTTTTAAAGCAAGCGGATTTAGTTGGATTAGGCAATCTTGTTTTTTATTGTCCGAAGATAAGTTCATATATGGAAAAGAAAACTATAAAACAACCTGCATTGGCCCAAACTGCTTTTAATGGAAATGTGTTGCCAGTAATTAAATCAATTTGTGAAAACGCTACCAGTGATGCTGATTTATGTGGTAAAGGTTTAGTTGATGTTTATTTGTGGAAAGATCCTTTGAATTTGATTCAAAAGATTCAGAAGATAAAATTACTGACTGATTTTAAAATTGCTTCGGGAAGAATACTACCAGCAGGAACAATCTTTGATCCGCCTTTTCCTAATGGATTAGTTCGAAAAGCAGAACGTAAGTTAGGGGCTGAATTAGTAAATCACATGATTCCTTATATGGGCAAAAAGCTAATTGTGCAATGTGATAAGTATATTTCTGTCGGTATGAAAGGTATGCCTGGAAGAAAAGGACATACCACTCATCATAATTTAGAAAATAAGAAATACAAGAAAGACCCAAATAAAGAGTTGTTAACCTCTATTTTGAAAAAAGACATAGAATATTATTTGGGATTTTTTTCTTGACAACCTTTTTATTTTTTGTTATTGGGTAATCTAACTTGTGGTGTGAGTGTTTGTTTCTTTATGCAAATTGCATCCATAGTCTGGGATGCAATTTGCTGAGAAACAAGAATAAGCAAAGATAATTCTCGGAGGTTACCATGAAGAAAGAAACTAAAAAAATAAGTAAATCAGCTTTGTGTTTTATGGAAGTAAATTCTTTAGCAAAGGTAGAATCATTTGCTGAAGGAGAAAAAAAGAAATTGAGCATGGTTGCTTATTCAGGTAAGGTGATTAAAAATCACTGGTATTGGGGGGATTTGGCAATTGACACCGCAGGAGTAGTTCTTTCCGAAAACAATATTCCAATTTTACATGATCATAATACATATGAAAAAATCGGTTTTGGAAAATTCATGGTTAATGACAAGCATGAAATTGTTCCGGAAGATTCGACGTTTGTTGATACACCAATTGCCAATGAATTTATCAAACTCTCTGGTCAAGGTTTTCCATACCAAGCATCAATTCAAGCACGACCAACACAAATATTAAAGTTAGAAGACGGTGAAACTTGTGAAGTAAATGGTTTTATCATGAAAGGTCCTGGCACAGTCTGGCGAAAGTCAGTATTAAAAGAGTGTTCGGTCACGACATTTGGGGCAGACTCGAACACAAAATCGGTAGCCATGTCCGAAAACGAAGACGTGGAAGTGGAAGTAGAAGGGTCATTTAAATCAATTAAGGAGGAAAGTAGTATGACGTTAGATGAATTTAAAGCCGCACATCCGGATTTGTATTCTCAGGTATTTGGTGCTGGTAAAGCAGAAGCAGAAACCGCTTTTGCTGTTATCAAAACAGACCTGGAAGGCAAAATCACGGCGTTGTCAGCGGAAAAGCAGGCTTTGACTTCTCTGAATGCAGCAACAGAAGGACGTTTGCTGAAAGTAGAGAAAGTCTTGGCGATTCAGAAAGAGGATGGTATTAAAGCCTCTGCGGAAACGATTTTTGCTGAAGTAATGGCAAAGAACGAAATTCCGGATCGTCTTCGTCCGAAGATTCGCAAACAGATCAATCATGAATCGTTTGTGAAAGACGAACAGCTGGACAAAGTTGCTTTTTCGGCAGCCATTGAAACCGAGTTGAAAGATTGGGTTTCCGTTGACGGTGAACAGCAGGTGTCCATTCTCGGCATGTCTTTTGTAAAGACTGCTCCCGAAACGAATGCAGACACCATCGTTACCCGTATGCTGAAGCATGTAGGTCAGGAAGTGAAACATTAACAGTACCATTAACAAACATTAACACCAAATTTTAAGAAATAAAATTAACGTAAAGGAAAGTAAGGAGGATAAAGTATGAATACACCGAGTATGTCAGGTATTCGTAGTTCTATGCCTCAAATGAACCGTTATCCTGAAGGTCCCGGTATCAAAGCATTGTTTCATTCCGTAAGGGATATTGCATTGATCATCGACAAAACTGTTCAGGGTGGTTTCGGTTATTTGAAAGCAGGAACGGTAATGGCCATCAATTTATCGACCGAAGGGGGCAATGGAAAACTTGTTCCTTATGTGCCGATTAGTACGTCCGTTGTTTTAGGTGAAATTTCAGCAATTGGTATTGCGCCGGTTGTGTTGGATTGCACCGCAGGTCATGTGTTTGTGTCTATCGAAGATTCATATAAATTTGAAGTCGGGGATGATATTTATCTGGATAATGACAGTGATGAAGGTCCGATTCTTGCCGAAGCGATTACAGCAATTGATCGAACCACATCATCTCTTTATGCAGATATTACCACCACGACATTTGCTCACGGTAATTTCACAGTTGCCAAGAAAGCATATGCTCATGTGAAAGCTGGCACGTCCGGTGAGTACACCACTGCCGCGTATGTTCTGGACAAAGATGTGGATACCGGTGTTGGTTCGGAAGCGTTGGGAGCCCTTACTTCGGTAGTGGTCTCGAATTGTGTTCTTTACAAGAACTCCATGTACAATCTCACAGCGGCTGCAATTACGTCGTTGGGTGTTGTTGATGGACGTTTCTTCATTATGAAATAAGGGGGAGGTTTATTATGAAAGGTTCTCAAGGTATCCCGGCTCTTCAGCTTGTTGTATTGAACAAGTTGATCTCCGCGTTTGTGCGGCCTCCCAGCAATTTCTTTTCCGGTCTGTTTCCGGTCGCTCAGTATGATTCGGATACGATTGAATGGGAAATTGAATATGGTTCAGGAGGCATGACTCCGTTTGTGGCTCCCGGCTCCGTGGCTCCTGCAATTGGTATTGATGGGCTTGGTGGAGCTTCTGCAAAGGCCGCATTCTGGAAAGAAAAGATGTATTTTGACGAGGAGTTTTTAAACAATCTTCGTGAACCCGGCACCGTAGCGACGTATAATAAAGCAGAACGTCAGCTTTCCCGTGGTGCCCAAAAATTGAAGTTCCGCTGTGATCGTCGGCGTGAATGGATGGCTGCAAAAATGCTGATTGACGGAACTTTGTCAT